CGACCTGGTGCGCAGCATCGCCGCGCAGAACAACCTGCAGCCCGCCGTGGGCGACGACCTCGCCGCCGAGCCGCTCGACCACCTCGACCAGACCGCCGAATCCGACGCCAACCTGCTCACCCGCCTGGCCGAGGACTTCGGCGCCATCGCCACCGTCAAGGCCGGGCGGCTGCTGTTCGTGCGCGCCGGCCAGGCCACCACCGCCAGCGGCCAGCCCCTGCCGCTGCTCACCCTCACCCGCAACCTGGGCGACGGCCACCGCTTTGCCGTCGCCGACCGCGCCGCCTACACCGCCGTCCAGGCCAACTACAACGACGCCCGCAAGGCCGAGCGCGCCTTCGTGCTGGTGGGCGAAGAGACCATCGACGGCGAAGACGTGCCCGACCCCACCCAGCCCAGCACTGGAAACGTGAAGGTGCTGCGCCACACCTACGCCAACAAGACCAACGCCGAGCGCGCCGCAAAGGCCGAATGGCACCGCATCCAACGTGGCATGGCCACGCTCGAACTCACCCTCGCCTACGGCCGCGCCGATCTGTTCCCCGAGGTGCCGGTGGATGTGCGCGGCTGGAAGCCGGAAATCGACGGGCAGGGCTGGCTGGTGGTGCGCGTGCAGCACGAGGTGGGCAGCAATGGATTCACGAGCACGGTGGAGATGGAAAAACGGCCGGAGTGACCCGGCCGTTGTGTTCTACCGATGCTGCGCCCCGTTCAGGGCTTGAACGTCTTCCGCCCCCCTGCGGCCTCCTGTTCCATGCGCACACAGGTTTCCACCATCTGATACGTGCCGCCGCCAACCGCGCCCAGCTCGGCGCAGTGCCTGCGGATGCGCGCCGACACCCCGCCCCAGCTCGCCGTCAGGTTGTCATACGCGCCCTGCTCGAGACCGATGCACGTATTGAACAGCGAGTGCGACCCGCCGCCGATCTGCGAAATGCTTTCGCAATACTTATCGACGTCGAAGCGCGGCAGCTCCTGTGCCATGGACACCGCAGGCAGCAGCGCCAGCAAAACAATCATTTTGTTCATTGTCATGCCCTCATGTATTGATCTACTACGCATGCGCTTATGGGCGATCAGCCTACAAAAACGCTCCGAACAATAACAGGAGCATCAAGCATGGCACTACATGCGCACAAGGTCATCCCCATCAACGCCCGGCGCCACAGCGAAACAGCCTGCCGCCTGCGCGCCCTCGCCGACGCGGTCGAGCGCGGCGAGATCACCGGCGTGGCATACGTCGTCATCGACGCCGAAGGACGGACCCACCAGGGCCTGATCGGCGAGGCCGAGCACAACCGGCCCGCAACCCATTACGGCCTCGCGCAGCTCATGGACCAGCTGCTGCGCCCCGACCGCTACCGCAAGCGCCGCTGATCAGGCCGAGGCCTCGCCCGCATCGTCGTCCACCGGCTCGTGGGTGGAGAAGTCGAACGCGGGCGCCGGCCTGCCGTTGCGCCAGGACGCGTGCAGCTGCAGCCCGCGCCGGCCGTCGATGCGGGTTTTCTGGCCGTCCACTACCAGCCCGAACGCCGCCAGCGCCCCGGCCACCACATCCACCACCAGCGCCGGGTCTTGCCGCACCACCTGATACAAGCCCGCCGGCTCTGTCGCCACGCACGCTTCGTGGGTTAGGCGCCCGTTCGCATCCTCCGAAAACTTGAGGACGGTGATCTCGCCGTCCTCGTCCATGCGCACCACCTCGTTCGGCCGCAGCGCGCGCTCAGGTCCGCGCCCGGTCAGCAGCCACTCGACGTTGTGGCCAGTGAAAACCGCGATTTCGATCACCCGCGCCAGTTCGGGCAGCGTTTCACCGCGCAGCCACTTGCCCGTGGCCTGCTGCGATACGCCGAGTCTCTTCGCCAGCGTCTGTTGGCGGCCTGCGCCCTCCGGCGCGAAACCGGCTGCATCCAGCGCCTGGTTGAGCCGGAGCGGAAAGTGGACGCGCGTGTCTTTGCCTGAAGTAACCATGGGTTGCATGTTATGGCCGCAAGAGGTAACTATTGGTTATTGCCAAAGGTAACTTTCGGTTGTAAAGTTACCCCATGAACGCGATGACAGAAGCAATCTCTCTAGTCGGTCTCGGCGCCATCGCCCGCGGGCTCGGCATCAGCCATCAGGCCGTGCGCAAGTATGAAACCACTCGGGTTCCGGCCGAGCGCGTCATCGAGGTAGCCATGCTTACGGGCTGGAAGGTCACGCCGCACCAGCTGCGGCCCGATCTGTACCCGCTCCCCAGCGATGCGCTGCTTGCAGGCGTACAGCGTGCGCGCCAAGACGTTCATGCGCACTCGAATTCCATTGCGGGACGGGGGGAGGCCTGATGCACAGCAAGAAGCGCCGCGCCAATCACGGCTCGCACCCCACCATCGTCTGCCCGGTGTGCGGCAGCCCGGCCAAGGTCTACACCAGCCGGCCTGTGACCAGCAGCACGCGCGAACTGTTTTTCCGCTGCTCCGAGCCCGATTGCGACGCCAGCTTCCGTAGTTTGCTCAGCCACGCGAACCTGATCATCGGTTCTAGGCTGCACGACTCAGACCCCCGCCGCCTGCCGCCCGACGCAGACATGCCGAAACTACGGCAGCGCGGCCCGGCCGTCCAAGACCCCAGGCAACTGAGCCTGCCCGAACTGCCCGGCGACGGATAACCCGCCAGAGCGCCGCAGCACTCCTCCTCACAACCCGATTGCGCCGATCCCGCACGCCAGTTTCTGGCGCGCGCGGACCTCTTCACGCCAAAAGAACCTGCCGCCATGGATTCACGCCTGCACGCCGACATCACAGCACGACTCGACCGCGACTTCGCATTCAAGGAGAAAGGCGACTGGCTGCGTGGCGGTCGCTGCCCGAGCTGCGACGGCAAGAGCGTGTGGACGCACGCCGAGGCGCCCTGGGTGCTGCGCTGCGAGAAGCTGAACAAGTGCGGCCAGGAATGGCACGTCAAGGAGCTCTACCCCGACCTGTTCAACAAGTGGAGCGAGCGCCACCCGGCCACCGACACCAACCCGCACGCCGCCGCCGACGCCTACCTGCGCGACGGCCGCGGCTTCGACCTGGAGCGCATCAAGGGCTGGTACACGCAGGAGCACTACTTCGACCGCGAGCTCAACCTCGGCAGCGCCACCGTGCGCTTCCCGGTCGCCAATGCCTACTGGGAACGCATCATCGACGAGCCGCACCGGTTCGGCGACAAGAAGGCGCACTTCAAGAAGGGCATCCACTACGGCCACACCTGGTGGGTGCCGCCCGGGCTGGATCTGACCACGGCCAAGGAAGTGTGGATCGTCGAAGGCATCTTCGACGCTATCGCCCTGCTGCACCACGACGTGGTCGCCGTGTCGGCCCTCACCTGCAACAACGACTGCGCGCACAGCATCGAGGCCCTGGGCCAGGCCTGCGACGCCGCCGGCGCCGACCGCCCCACGCTGGTGTGGGCGCTCGATGGCGACAAGGCCGGCCGCAGCTACACCCGCAAGTACGTCAAGGCCTGCCGCGACGCCGGCTGGGACGTGACCGCCGCGCAGATCCCCCAGCAGGGCCGCAGCAAGCTCGACTGGAACGACATGCACCAGCGCGGCCGGCTGGAAGCCAAGAACCTCACCGACTACCGCTACCACGGCGCGCTGCTGGTGGCCGAAAGCGCCGGCACCAAGGCCGTGCTGATGTACCAGCACGGCAACGGCAGCAGCTTTCCCTTCGAGTTCGACAGCCGGCTGTGGTGGTTCAAGCTCGATTTGGACAAGTACCACAAGGCCGCCGAGGCCATCGCCGACGCCGAGCCCGACCTCAAGAAGGACGAGGTGCGCGAGCGCGCCCTGCTCGAAGCGCACGCCGTCACCGAGATCGCCACCTGCTACCCGCAAGCCCTGTACTACCAGCGCCAGGAGATCACCGACGAGTCCTGGTACTACTTCCGCGTCAGCTTCCCGCACGGCCCGCAGCCGGTGAAGAACACCTTCACCGCCGCGCAGATCGCCGGCGCCGCCGAATTCAAGAAGCGTCTGCTGGCCATGGCCTCGGGCGCCATCTACACCGGCAGCACCGGCATGCTCGACGCGCTGATGAAGCGCCAGCTTTCCCGCCTGCCGGTGGTCGAAACCGTCGATTTCATCGGCTACAGCAAGGGCGAAAAGGCCCACCCGCACCGCGCCTACATCTTCGGCGACATCGCGGTGCACGCCGGCCGCTGGGTGGCGCTCAACGACGAGGACTACTTCGAGCTGGGCAAGCTCAGCATCAAGAGCCTCAACCAGTCCGTCGGCCTGCACATCAACACCAAGGCCGCTGACTTCCGCACCGACTGGGTGCGCGACCTCTACACCGCCTTCGGCGCCAAGGGCATCGTCGCCCTGGCGTTCTGGTTTGGCGTGCTGTTCGCCGAGCAGATCCGCGAGCAGGACAAGTCCTTCCCCTTCCTCGAGGTGGTGGGCGAGCCCAACGCCGGCAAGACCACGCTCATCGAATTCCTGTGGAAGTTGTGCGGGCGCATGGACTACGAAGGATTCGACCCCAGCAAATCCACGCTGGCCGCCCGGTCCCGCAACTTCGCCCAGGTGAGCAACCTGCCGGTGGTGCTGATCGAAGGCGACCGCACCGACGACATGAAGAAGGGCGGCTTCGACTGGGACGAACTCAAGACCGCTTACAACGGCCGCGCCAGCCGCGCCCGGGGCGTGAAGAACAGCGGCAACGAGACGTATGAGCCCCCCTTCCGCGGCGCCATCGTCATCAGCCAGAACGCGCCCGTCGTCGCCAGTGAGGCGGTCATGTCGCGTATCTGCCACCTCTACTTCGACCGCGCCGGCCAAAGCCCCGACACCCGCCGCGCAGCCGAGGCGCTCGAGCGCATGCCCATCGAGGAAGTCAGCGGCTTCATCCTGCGCGCCACCCAGGCCGAGGCCCGCGTGCTGCAGCTGGTGCGCGACCTGGCGCCCGGCATGGAGCGCGTGCTCGCCGGCCGCCCCGAGATCCGCAGCCAGCGCGTCATCAAGAACCACGGCCAGCTCATGGCACTGGTCACCGCCCTTGCCGACGTCTTCCCGGCGATCAACCCGCAGATGGTGGACGCCGCACACGACCAGTGCATCGCCATGGCCATCGAGCGCCAGGAATCGCTCAACGCCGACCACGTGTTCGTGCAGGAATTCTGGGAAATCTTCGAGTACCTGGAAGGCGAAGCCGACCCCGGCCCGGAAGACCCGATCGGCGTGCCCAGCGTGCTCAACCACAGCCGCGACCCGCAGCTCATCGCCATCAGCCTGCCCCACTTCGAGCAGGTGTGCGCCGACCGCAAGCTGCGCCACGCCCCGCTGCCCGAACTCAAGCGCGTGCTCGGCACCAGCCGCCGGCACAAGTTCCTGGGCGTGCGCACGGTCAATTCCATCATCAACGCCCGCTTCAACGACCGCAGCGTCATCACCGGCAGCGACCAGCGCCGCCCGGTGTCGGTCAAGTGCTGGGTGTTCCAGGTGTGAGGCCCGCCATGACCGCCCCCCATCCAACGCCCATCGACCGCAGCCCCGCCACCGACGCAGAGCTGCGCTGGGCCTACCGCCGCAGCCGCTTCCCGGCCATGGGCTTCGACTACGCCCAGGTGCTCGCCGCCCCCGTCCTGCGCAGCGTGCTCGAGCTGGGCGTGAGCCAGCAGCGCCGCAAGCGCGCCCGCCTTTCCACCACCAACACCGGCGCCGGCATCGAGCGCAGCCAGCCGGAGTTTTCCGCCAGCGCTCAGCAAATGTGAGGAGTCACACCATGCCATTCATCGAAGCCACCCGCAGCACCGCGCACGACGGATCGGTGCACGTCCATTCCGAGGCCTACGAGAAGGTCAAGGCGTACCTGCAGGAATACGCCTGCATCGAGGAGATCAAGGCGGAGATTGCCGAGTTGCATCGCCAGATCGCAGACCGCGCCCCAGGCCTGAAGCAGGCGGAAGAGGCGATGTTCCAGGCGCTCTCCGATCACTACGACGGCCAGATCCCCGATTACGTCGAATTCTCCTCGACCGTCCTCCACATCGACGACGACGGCGATGTTGAGGTGATCCGCCCCCGCTCGTACTGCGGCCTGTACCGCATCGAGCGCGCCGAAGCGAAAGCCGCGTGAGGCCCGCCATGACCACGGACTACTCCAACCGCCTCGCCGGCCACGTCGCCACCATCCTCGGCCAGCACATCGCCACCGGCCTCGAGTTCGAGGCCCTGCTGCGCCTGGCCAACGCCGCCGCCCAGGTGCGCGCCCAGGCCGACTCCGGCGCCCTGTTCGAAGGCTACGACGGCGCCGAGCCCCAGCGCACCCAGGCCTGCGCCGCCCTCGACGAGCTCGAGGACGCCACCGACGCCGCCATCGCCGCCCTGCAGGCCATCTCCGACCGCAGCGCCGCCCGCCAAGTCCACCACCTCTGAGGCCCCGACCATGCGACCCCTCATCACCACCCTGCGCCGCGCCGTCACCCGCGCCCGGCTGGCCATGGCAGCGAGCGACCTGGCCTTCATGGAAGCGCGTGCGCCGCACGCGCTCGCCCAACAGCGCGCCCACGTCCGCGCCCTGGCCGAGCAGCTCGACACGCTGGAGGCCGGCCTGTGCAACCCCTGCCCCGCCGAGCCCACCCCCACCCCGCGCGCCGACGACGTGCGCGCCCGCATCGAACGCGAACTGAAGGAGGCGCTGCTGTGATCGCCGCCAACGAAACCAAGGCCGGCACCGGCCCGGAATACCTCGACACCAGCGGCGCCGGCATCGCCGCGCGCGTCGAAAAGCTGGCTTTCCCCAACACGCTCTACATGAACGAATCCGGCATGCGCGTCGGGGTCTTCCAGGTTGCCACGCTCGTCATGCAGGTCGAGCGCGAGCGCACCGACGCGGCGCGCCAATGCGCCGCCGAGCAGCGTGAAAAGCGCAAAGCCCTGCAGCAGACCATCGCCGACCTCGACGACGAGCTCAACCGCGCCAAGTCAGTCGTGCAGGACATGACCGCCATCATCGCCGCCAAGTGCGATCAGGAACGCACGCTCTCCGAGCAGATCGCCGCCGCCATCGCCCCCATGCTCGACACCGACCCCAGCGACATGGAGCTGCCCGAGCTGGTCGGCGCCCTCATCGACTTCGCCCTGGGCGAACACGCCCGCGCCCAGGTCATGAGCATGGAGCCCGAAGAGGCGCCCGGCGTGTTCCTGGTGCTCAACGCCGACGGCCGCATCACCGGCCCGGTGCATGACTCTGAAAAGAAGGCGCGCGAGTGGGCCGCGCAGGGCGCCGAGCATCGCCAAGGCGCCGCATTCACCATTGCCCGCCGCATCGCGCACTGCAACACCCGTGTCGTCATCGACTGGAAGGAGGCCTGAGCCATGACCTACCCCATCCTCATCACCGTGCGTGACCGCAACCAGGCCTACCACTGCCGCCACGACGGCATCGCCGCCAGCAGCACCAGCAACCCGGGCGCCGCCGCGCAGCGCCTGGCCGACAAGCTCTTCGGCGAAGGCACCCACCGCGTGCGCATGGTGCGCGACTGCCGCGCGGGCGAGCCCGGCGAGTGGGCGATCGAGACCGCCACGCTGCCCGAGCACATGTACTCCGCCAGCGTGCGCATCACCCTCGCCGACGACGGCCACTACTACCTCGACGTGCGCAAGCGCCGCGCCAGCGCCTACCGCGCCCACTCGCGCCACGGCAGCCTCGATGCCGCCATCGACCGCGCGCGCGCCGTCATGGCCACGGAGACCGCAGCATGACGCCCGCCACCCACACCGCGCCCCCCATGCGCAGCGCGCTCGAGGCGCGCGGGATGAAGCCCGTCACCGAGCTGGCCCGCCAGCGCCCCCACGGCGACCGCCTGCGCTACATGGCCGGCTGCCGCTGCCCGGCCTGCCGCGGCGCCAACACCGCCTACGAGCGCATGCGTGCCCGCGCCCGCAAGGCCGGCCTGGGCAACCCGATCGTGCCCGCCGACGAGGCCCGCGCCCACCTCAAGGCCCTGTCGGCCGCAGGCGTGGGCCGCCATACCGTTGCCCAGGCCACCGACATCAGCAGCGCCATCGTGCAGATGATCGCCGCCGGCACCCGCGAGAAGATCCGCCTGGCCACCGCGCGCAAGATCCTCGCCGTAACCCCCGACTGCAAGGCCGACGGCACGCGAATCGACGCCGCGCCCACCTGGGCGCTTATCGACGCGCTGCTCAAGGCCGGCGACACCAAGCTCTCCATCGCCCGCGCGCTCGGCCAGAAGGGCAGCGGCCTGCAGTTGAGCCGCCAGCTGGTGACCGTTCGCAATGCCGAGAAGGTGCGCCGCCACCACGACCGCCGCATGGCCGAGATTGCCGCCGAGCGCGAAGCCGCCCAGGCCGAGGCCGAGCGCACCGCCCCGGTGCCAGTGGGCAGCACCCGCCAGCGCCTGGACTGGCTGCGCGACGAGCTGGGCCACCCCAAGCGCATCGCCCGCGCCATCGGCTGCTCCGAGGACGCGCTGCGCGCTGTGCTCGACCACCCCCGCAT